CCGCCTTTTGAAATGTCGTCGATGTCCTTCCACCCAGTCGTAACAGGGTCGCGGGCTTTTATTTCAAATCTTTTTTCAAAATCTGCGAGATATTCATATCCAAATGAGTTATCCGAGCCCAGCTTGAGTGCTCCGTCGATAACTTTCGATACTTCATCAAAAGAAGAAGACTTGATAAGATCAACAGATTTAATAAGCGCCTCTTTAAGTTTCTGCTTTTTGCAAAAATCGAGAGCTGTGTCTTTGATGTATTCCGAAGACTGAGGGGTTTCTCCCTTAGCCAAGACGCGGGCGTAATATTCTCGGATTCGCACCTTGACTGATTCGGGCTCTCCATCCAAACCTGTGCGTATGATGGAATGCATAATATTAGATGTGGGGTGGACTCCATACTTTTTCCTGTATCCCTTTATTTTACTGACAAATACTCTGAGGTGTTTTAGCTCTAGGAAGCCCAAGTCTAGTACTTCAAACATTTGGTCAGCAAATGGTCGGTCATTCAATACCAAGTGGCACAAGTCTTCTTGGAAAGACTTGCCAAATTTTGAAAAACTAACTTGTTGTTCCATGTTATCTCTTTGTTATATTGTTTATGTAGTATACTATATCAGGTTTTATCACGAAAAGGAAGTGATAATATCATTAAATTTTTGTTCTAGGTCTTGCATGTTGACTGTAAGTACGCCATCCTGCATCATCAGTTTTCTCATCTCTGTTTGATTGTAGTGTGGAGAAAACTCTTCAAATGTTTCATCAATCCTGCTCTTGCACTGTGGTGATACCTGTGGTGAGGATAGCTGCATGATTCTATAGTTTTCTTCTATCAGCCGGCTGTTCTCAATCACTGATGTGTATACTTTTTGCTTGTTTTCTTCCTTTTCGCACTCGTGCAGCAAATCATCAACATAATAATCATTGTCCTCTGCCAAGAAAGCGAACCTTTTTGCAACAGTACCTAAGCCCACGCGTGGTACACCTGGAAGGTTGTCGCTTGCGTCACCCGCTAAAGCTCTTGCGATGGCAAAATTTCTAGGATGTATTCCGAATTTTTCAATCACCGTGTTCGTATTCAAGACTTCCTTTTGAATTGGCCTAAAAAGCAGAGTCTTATCATCCAAGAGTTGGATAAAGTCCTTATCTGCTGACACTATGACCTTTTGCCAATCGCTGAACATTGAAGAAGACTTGATATATGATATAACATCATCCGCTTCTACTTCCGGCTCCATAAACTGGACTAATGGCGTCTGATTAAGATATTCGATTACTCTCATTTGTTGCCAAACTTTATTATCTTTAATATCTTCCTCATCAAGGCCGACTTGTGACCAATTTGTTCTTGGTGGTTTGCGACCAGCTTTATAGTTCTTATTCATCGCCCGGCGTTTTCTGGAGCCACCTCTACCATCCCAGACAATGGCAATCATGTCTGGTTTGATTTCTCTTGTAATTTTATTTAGTATATTCACAAACGTTCTCATTCCGCCAATCGGTTGACCGTTTGTGTTTTTGCTAGGGTCTACAATGTAACCTCTGATGAATTGGTTATACGCATCTACAATCATTAATCTTTTCATTATCTCTCCAATAAAAAGCCCGCCGGAGAGGCGGGCTATGTGGTTTATGACTCTTCCGGAGTTTCCTCCGTGTCATAGAAGTCCTGAGCGTTGCCTTCTCTATTCTTGAACTTCATAATAACATCTTCGTCCATGATTGTCAATACACTTTCTCTGAAATCTTCCTTGGCCAATTTAGATATCCAGGTCTTGCGCTGGAACTTCTCTTCTGAGCCATCATTCTTAACGAGAGTAAACCATGCCCCGGACTGCTTGAGCCTGTCTGACACCTGGATAGCATCGAACCAACTCTCCTCATCTTGGACACCAATATCTTCATCTCCCCAAAGGATCTTGAAGTTACAGGTCCTACCTGCTGTACCAAAACGAGACTTTTCAAGCTTTACTTTGACCTCGGACCCGACACGGTAGCCATTGTCATCAACGATAAAAGATGCTTTTGCCTTGCGAGCAGTCAACCACACCCTGAGAGAGTAGGCATAAGACATAGCTTTGCCACCAGGAGTGAAATACGGTGTAGTCATAGCTTCTGCGGGGGTACGGGCTGCCATGTTCGTCTTCAGCTGATTTAGCACTAGCAAGGTCGCATTCGCGTCGGCAATTGGAATCGTAAGCTTTGCCATACCCTTAGACAAAATTCTGGGTTTTACAGCCATTGAAGACTGTGGGTTAAAATCACCTTCAACATCTGAAATAGACGGTGTCAGGGCTAGAGAATCCCAGATAAACAACCACTTGTTACCAGTGCTTAGTAGTTCCTCAATAGTTTCCAGCACAAACTCAACTGACTCAGCCTGTACATACATGAGTCTTTCAAGGTCACAGCCTGCGCGCGCCAGGAAGCTTGGGTCTAGTGCCGATTCCGAATCAAAATAAACAACATCAATCCCCATCTTCTGTGCATTGCCCGCGACTTGAGCAGCCATGAATGACTTGCCTGTTGCCTCTAGTCCAGCAATCTCTGAGATTTTACCAACTGGGATACCTGCGAGCTTGCCCTTACAGATAATTGAGTCCAGCCACCTGGAGCCTGTTGGAATCCAGTCGTTAACTTCTGTTGGATTGTTGTCTTGAAGCGAGTGTGCTACTTCTCTTCCTGCTTTCTTGTTTATAATGCCCCTGATAGCAGAAATATCAAGGGCTCCTTTTTTCAGTTTTGTTACTTTTGGCATTTTGGTCCTTAAGAATTTAGAAGATCGTTAAAAGCTGCTTCAACGGCACTTGGTTCGTTTGAGCTTTTGTTTCCGTATTTTTCAACCTCTGGGCTTCCTGTGTCTGAACTAAGAAACTGGTCTAGGATACTTTGGACCTCCTCTGTTGTCTTTCTTTCGAAGATGTCATCAAAGTTTGGAATCGTCTCCAATAATTCAGCACAGCGCTCGTCTCCTCCGACGGCGTCGTCACACAATACTGTCTTGCGTGGGCGAGGGCGAATATCCGTTCGAGGAAAACTCGCTCCTGGTAGCTTACCATACATCAACTTCAAGTCATTGCCACTTTCTGGGTCTGTGATGTCTCCGTAATCTGGGTCAAGAACAATTGTTAGAAGCTTTTCATATGCCATCTTTCCATAGCCCCAGACGCGGATGCCTTCTTGCTCTTCTCCACGGACCAGTACTGGTGAAAAGAAGCGCTGCTTTGCAAACAAATCCTTTGCTTGCTTCTTGCTTTCTTCGGTGCCTTCGTTCCAAAGTTGATTTGCGAAATTGCACACGGGGCAGTCATCTCCAAAATTTCGCTTTGGACAAAGAAAGCCAGATGTTCCAACATTGTAATGAAAGTGTCTTTCTTTGAAAGGGTCCCCGTCGGCGGTGGAGACAATTCGAATGTTACTTTCTCCGTCTTCCGGTCTCCAGAAAAGATTTCTGTTATTTCCGTCACCCTTGCCGTTTAGTTTATCGAGCTTAGCTCGCATTGCATCTAGATTAAGTGCCATGTTTAATTACCTCCTATGGTATTGTTTTTTTGCACGTTTGGCTATAGCAGGTCAGCGAATATCCTGACCAACTGTTAATATATTATATTATTTCTTGTTCGGTGTCAACAACTATTTGTTGAATTTTTGGAGAAAAATACTCGACGTATATATAGTCGTGTTCGTATTGTGTTGGATAGATTCCAAAGTATGCTTTTTTTTCGTCTTTTATTTTTGATTTAATATTGTTGGTTAGTTCTCTAAACAAGCCACTCTCTTCTTTTAGTTTATTTTCGTTTATTCCACAATAGTATACCACTTCCACTTCTTGATTGAAAGGAAAAAATAACCTATCTTCGCATTGTAGGCTGCTGGCTCCGATGGTTTTAATCCTGCAAGATTCTCTAAGTCTCGAAAATGTCGACATAACTGGTCTAGTGTTCTTAAATGTCTCAATCATGTGATATGTGTCGCAAAATGTCCTATTAATCTGACTATAGTAATCCAAGACACTAACATCTCCTAGCAAGTCTTCTATAGTTGCATTTGACACCATCGTCATGGTTTCGAACAAGCCAGACCTGGTATACTCTTGTAGTACATTCCTGACGACCTTTTCCTGCAGGGACTGCTCTTGTGATAAGAAGTCAGTCTCAGGGTAAAAATATACAATATTTATTGCAACTTTTTTCTTGTGTAGATATTCTAAAATCTTAAGAGACAAAGCACTGCTGGTTGAGGCACCGCAAACAAAAAAAGTGACCTCATTTTTGATTTTATTCAAAAATTTGGATTTGAAATCAATATTAAGTGCTTCGTAATCTTCTGCTGTGTCTAGCTCTGGTATGTTACATACATTTTTTTGCTTTTTTGTGGAGTTATTAATCTTGTATATACTGTACGTGTCGTGATGAGATAGACAATCTACAATATTTGATGCGGCTGTTCCTAATGATAATATATTCTTCAAATTGATATTTCCTTCAAGTTTCCAAAATTTTTGCCGATACTAATAGTAGATAAAAACCTTCCAAACAGGTTCTCTTCAAAAATCTGTTGGATTTCTGATACAAGGTGATGCTCTTCTCTTGAAAAGTCTAAGACTACCGAATCATGCATCGTAAACGCAACGAAGCTTTTGAGACCTTTGAGTCTTTTCATTATTTTGTAGGAATTTTCCAAAACTATATCAGAAGTTGTTGATTGCAATAGATAATTTAATGCTCTTCTGTCATCTACTGCTAGACTTCTACCAAATGGGGTAGATATAGTGCTGCCGTCGAAATGTTGTAAGTATGCATCTTTATTGTAGTGTTTTTCGTATATTTTGTTTTCAGCTTTTGGGTTATAAAGCCATGCAAAAAATTGTTCTTTTGCTTCTTTTCTAGTTAGCCATGGTGGTTGCTCTTTCATGTTCCAAAGGTGAATGTCTTCTGTTGGCTGTTCAACTCCAGAAAAGGCCAATAATGTCCTGATTTCTGCTCCATTAATATCTAGCTCCAAAAACATATCATTTTGCGGAGTTATCATCTCTCTCTCTTTTTTGCTTATGTTCAATATAGGGTAAGAACCTCTACTTGTTGCTAATCTGCCCGTAGCCGATGAAAACATATCGTACTTAACATAATTTACGCTTTGAGCGACCATTAGTTTTTGCTTTGAAATGTTTTCTATTAAGACATGTATCTTGTGCAATATGTCATAGTCCGATGGGCGCTGCACTTCTTGATTTAACCTCTTCATGGCAGATTCTCGCAGAGCGAACCAATTCTTTAATAAATGGTCTGGAATGATATCATAAAAACATAGCTCTGAAAAGTCTAGCTTTGCAGTAACTGCTGCTTTCTTTTGGGCGCGCATGAGGTCGTCACACGCTCTAAGACTTCCAGGGTTGGCAGAGTACTGTAAGAGGGGGGTGCTAGCGTCATATAAGCTGAGATACGTATTTTCCTCATCTTTCTCAAAGACCGGGGAGTGCTTCCAACAAAGATTTTTATCACTTATTTGATTTGAAAATTCATTAAAATAAAACTCACCATCGGAATACACCCCTAAGCAATTCCCTTCTACGTCAAGGGTTTGAATAATTTTCTCTACTTTCCTCATAAATCTCTCTTATATATCCAGATGATATGTTTCCTATCATCTCTATTGCTGCAGTTTGGCCATAAACTTTATAGCATTCTAGGACTCCCCTTTTGTGAGCAGCAAAGTCCCTTTCATTGAAGACATCCAATTCTCTTATTCTAACTTCTAACAATAATTCTAGCCAATCCTCAGCCTTCAGCATTTCAACTTGGGTTCTAAAAACCGTCGAAAGTGCAGCAAGACCGGTTGACTGGTTTTCACCTACTACCGTATAATGTGGGACCCTTTCAATGATATCATTGTAAAGTTTTAGTACAAAGTCCTGCAAATAATACAGGTCATCTTTGTGACTTTTTAACCAATAAATTGAATTCATAATATCATTGCTTGAGAACACTGTCAAGTCATTTTCTTGATTTATTTGGCCGCGGCGGAGGTATTGTCTTATAGTCGGGTGCTCTAAGTCTACGTAAAGGCGCCATGGCGCGTACTTATCTACATAAAAGCCATAGTTGGTAGCATAATCTATAAAACACTGAAAATTTGGGTCCTGAAGCATTTCTCCTTTTTGTTCATCCTTGTTGTAGTCTAGCTTGTTAAACTCCAATACCAGCCCAGAGGTTCTTGGAGAGTTGTGCCTGGACAGCAACACACCGCTCGCAGTTACAGGAAAATGGCGCAGGCGGGAGACAAAAAGTTTTTTAAGAGCCGTCAGATAGCAGTGATAATCGTTAATTGTATTATCATTTTTTAATAAATTTGAATAGTTAATCAATGTGTATGTAATGTAATCGTTGTATTTTGTTGAGAACGGCTCATAGCCAATAGCTGGGTTTACATTGTTCAAGTAAGGCGGAAACGTAATTGTCGTGTTCCTCAATCTTTCAAGATAGTCGTTCCTAAATGCCTCAAAAGCGGATGCTACAAACCCCAAACAACGGACATCTGGTGCATAGCTTGGGAAATTCTTAAAGGTGCTTGGCTCCTCCGCCAAATAGACTGGCTCATATTTCGCATTTAATGCTCCGTATGAAAACTTATCATATAGAACATCAATCATTCCTTCAAAATCAACCAGTCTGCGGTACTTTTCTCTTTCTTGTATTTCAAGACGGACATTTGAGGTGGCGCCGCCTTGGAATATAATCTTGTTAGTCATCGCTTAGCCTCCCACTAGAGAAACCACCTCTCTAGATGGTTTGCTATCGTTTATTTCAATAATTTGGCCCCTTTGCAAATTGTACCTTACGGCCCCAGAAGATACGTTGTAGCTTTTATCTGTAACGCCCGGTATTGAAGATTTGGATTCCTTTTTGTTTACAATGTAATCGTTTGATATCTGTGCGGCCATGGCGTCATCAACCACTCTTTGACCAGTTAACCTGTTCTTTAGTGTGCGGAGCTGTTCGTAGTACTGAGCCTGCGATACGTCAAGCACAACTGCATCTTGTGCTCCTCTTGTGTCCCCCTCTTGGTCATTACTTTCCCTGTCCTTCTTTATTTCATCAATTTGTTTTACTTGCGCTGCAATAGATGTTAAGCCTTCTGATTCTTTTGCGTGGGCGCCAAAACTGCAGTTTAGTGTTGTAGAAAGGGTACTTCCATCAAAATTTGTGGAAACCTCAAGAACAGTGTAATACCCACCCAGTCCAATCCTGAAGGCTGGAGAGTTCAAATCAGTTGCTGACCCTAGTCCAATATTGTTGGGGTTTATAAATATTTGGCTCCCAGGTATGAACAGGTTGTTACCAATCATGTTTATATTCGCCGAATACGGCATTCTCAACTCGTCGTAAAGGCCGACCTGGTTGGTCATTAGTTGCTCTTGCGCGAATGGCACGTCAAAGCGTGAAAAGTTTATCTCCTTTATTAGGCCGCGGTCTTTCCCTAAAATAAAATGATATATACCGTCTTTTGAGTCTTCATCAATGTTGCCCCGGCGCTCGGTTGCCAAGGCTCTATCTACAGCTTGATATATAACGAAATAATCATCTTCATCTTTTATGTTTGATGCCTTAAAGTCTTTCTGGGCTGCCGGTATACTTTCAGGGTTCAACTCTTTTTTCCTTTTCAAAGAATTCCTTAAGCTTGGGCCGGAATATGTAGTACTCGTAAACTTTGGAGCCTCTGCGATAACCTTTGCAGCGATGCCGGTGTTAGACCAATCCTTACCAAAAGCTTTTGGAAGTAACTGGCTCACGCAATCATTTAAAAACTGTGGTATCGTGTAGGTGTTTCTATGTGAATTAATGATTTTATCAAACATAAACTGCTGATATAGCTCCAAAGATATTGGTATATCTGCTATATTTATTCTTGCCACATCTTCATCAAAGGAACGCTGTTTGTAGTGCTTGTACTCTACATCCGCCATAAGAACCTTGAATGTAGTTGTTTTTCTTATTGCATCCTGAAGGACTTTTGCAATTTTCTGTCTTTCGTCTGTAGTCTTTTCTTTGAAAGCCAACATGTCCAATAGTTCGGACTGATTAACTCCAAGCTTTTTTGCAATTGCGGCCTTCTCTTCGGGTTTCTTTTTTTGTATATTTGATGGCACTAAAGTAGATTTTTGTATCAAAGCAATGCCTTGCTCAAGCGATGCTCGTGTCTTGCGGAGGAACGCCTCCACCAAATCTCCAAAGGTTACATAGTGAACGTCCCTAATTGAATTATCCAAGTCTCTTAAAGCTTTCTCAAAAGCGGCCTTTGACCGGTCAAGCTGCTCTTCCGGGGGACTATCTGATGATTCCGGGGGCTTATCAGTAATCTCATTTCCCTCTCCAAGAAGTTGATACTCAAAATCATCATCAAATTTGGTCTGAATTTTATAGATTCTGTTTGTCCTTTCCAAAATATTCATTATCTCTCTTATTTCCATTGATTTCCGCAGCTGGCTCTTTCTAACTGTTTTTAGTGCCTGTTCTTCGTTCTTTTTGCCCGTGGAATCTATTTGCTTTTCTGAGGGTGAAAACAATTGTCTAATATTTGCTCTTTTTAGTAAATCAATCGGTGCGTCGACTGCGCTGTAAACCTTGTTCCTGGCAAGGTTATCTATCCTAGCAGTATAGTCAACTTTTATGGTAGCTGAACCGTCCTGATTTACACTGATGTCATGGTTTCGGACGTTCATTCTTATCGAAAGATTTGTGCTTTGTATTTCTTCTACTTCTTCCTTTGTAAAGATGCCCATTCTATCGTGAGGCACAACATAACCCAAAGTTGCTACAACTTCAATAGGGCGCGAAAAATCACCAGAAGATAGTGTGGCGCCGCCAGACTCCTTTTTTAGGGCGGACTTGGCTATGGATATTGTAAAAAGGTCAGCAAGGGGAGCATACCCAGGCTCCTTCTCAAACAAGTTTGACAAATTATCGACATATAACGTCAAACCGGAATCCAAAAATTTGGGCGCTGTGAAGGGGTCAGTTCCCTTGAAATCAACTGAGAAGTCTTTTATTCCGGCACCTTTAAGTCTACTGTTTCCTATTGATGATGCCGCATCGTCTGCGATAGCAGATATTGGAAAGTAAAAAGGCTCATACACATCCCCCTCTGCTTTAAAAAACCTAACTTCAGGAACTAAAGCACTTATTTTGTGGGTTTCAAGATTAAAAAAGTGGGCCTTTATTAATCTCTTTCCCGAAGAATCTTTCGCATTGTAAACTTTTGACATCACTGCCTGCGGCTTATATGGTCCTGTTAGCTTATACACTAAGTTTTCATATTGGTTGTCGCCTATTTTATTTTTCTTTAGAGTTTTTTTTGCAAATGAAAGAAAAAGCAGATATGCTTGCGGGTGGAAATTGTTTAAACTAAATGCATTAATCATTTTAAATCTCTCTAGTAGCTATCCTCAAGGCAACCTGCAAGTCTTTCGGTATGTAAACAGTGTCACCTATCTTATAGTGGGTATCTGTTGGCTTGTTATTATACCAAGCTATTATCCACCAGTAGTCTGGATTTCCATAGTATTTGTGCGCAAATTTGTATAGTCTATCTCCAAGCTTGTATACCACTTGAAAGTGCTCTAGGTCCTCTCTTAGTTCTTGCTCTGTTGGGGCAGGATTGTAAAATCTATCTAGCATGTTTACGGTTTCGGCTATCCCTCTTCTGTCGAATGAAGAAGCCCTTAAGTGTCTTGAGGAGTTTACTACATCTCTATAATTGTTTCTGATACTCATAGTTATTTCTCCGACTAATTTAAAATCTTGTCTTCCGAGGCTGTTTCTTTTTCTGCGTCAACACCACCTTGGTTTGCTATCTTGTTCTCTGAAGCCACTGTCGTATATGGAAAATTATCTGACAAAAATTCCGAGTTGACAGAATCCCAGCCAAGGGGGTTTTCGTGTTGTGGCGTAAACGTAAAGTCGATTGCAAACTCTTTTGGATAAATGTTTCCGTCTACACTTACAAAATACCCGGCCTCTTGGGTTGGGTTTAATGTTATTCCACTTATGCACCCTAACAGGGAGCCGTCGCCGTCCGCGGATTGTATCAAATTAACAAACTTAATCCTTAAAAGCGGAGGTGCTTTAATTGTCCTACCCAAAGAGCCTCCATCGCCCGCAAGAGGTGCGCTATACATTGGATATAACATTTTAGCAAACATTTGAAAATTTTTCAAGTTTTGAATTGCCTTATCCATACTAGGCGCCAAGACCTTGAATCCAATTTGTATACTTCGCCTGGTGCTTTTATATGGCTTGATTGGGTCTGCGCGACCAAATATTTCCTCTTCGCCCCAGTTTACAGTGTATTGATCTTGATATTGTGTGATTATAGCTGGAAACGTTACAAGCTTTCCTGTTGCTACATGTGTGATGTATATTTCTTGGTTTTTTGACCGGGCAATATCATTAAAATTTGTAAATGTCATATCTTATTCCTCGTCCATCATTCTTTCGGCGCTACGGCCTTTGCTTTGCCCTTACCTTTTTCATCAACTTGAATATCCACCCCTGAAGACAACATGTTACCCAATCCTGAAATTGCACCGGTTTGGGCGTCAATCGCGGCGGATAGCTTAGGGAATGATTTTGCCAATTCAGCCATGGCCAAGGTGGTCGCGAGAATTGTCTTGTCCTTGCCCGTGAGGTCTCCTGCTTTTGATTTTTTAAGCAACGAATCCGAGACTGTTCTCATTGCTCTAACCACGGCGATGCTAGAAGCGTCAAATTGGGCTCCCATCAAATCACCGCGGTCACGTACTGATTTGCCGGTGGGGCCCACTTTAAATCCTCCTGGCATTACCATGCGCGCGCCGTAGGTTAGCAGTGCCTGCTCTTGAGTAAAATTCAGTTTTTGAAGATTCTTGACTGCATCTATCTGCAGAAGTGCTGCATTTGCCAGTTGGCGGCTTGACTTTCTTACTTCCAGGGCGTATCTTCTCACTGGGGGTAGTGTCTTTTTAAAGGTTTCTGCCAAAGCATCTGTTTGTTGGTCCAGGTTCTTTGTCTTCAGTGATGTTGGGTCCTTTGCTGCTATGCCTTTCATTACACCCTTCTCGTCTATTTTTAAATCACCTCTCAGGAACTTCCTTGTCTCCTCTACGGAGCTTAGACCTAGAGTGTCTTTCAAGGCCAGCAATTCAAACTTACCCATCTGTTCAACTGAGCGGCCGGATTCCGTGATTGCGTTTCGAACTGTCTCTGCTCGTTCGACTTCTGTCATTGTGAGCAGCTCCATACTATTAAATGCTGACTTTCCTAATATTTGGTTTAACTTTCCTGCCTTTGTGGCGGCGCCTTGAAAAGTATCAAGAGAGCTGCCAAAAGCACTCATCAAGCTATCGAAACTAACACCTGTTGTTGTG